ACGGGATGGCCTGAAAGACGCCGGTGTCCATCTGGCCCGCAAGGTGCGTTCTCACCAGCAACAACAGCGCCGCCTCACCTTCGGGTGGGGCGGCGCTTCTTGCTGTGTATGCGCGGAGTCCCGCAGCCAACGTGGCCCGGCAGCCGGTGATGCGGGCCACGCTACCCGCGATGCCCCCGGCGTCCCGAGCAGGGCGCGCACCCTGAGGCCGCGACGGTGGCTCATCTCCGCCCGCCGGGAGCGGCGCGCGCAGCCCTGAGGCTACGCCTCGTCGGGCTCGTCGAGGTGCGGCCGGTGCTCCTTCACCCAGACGTCCACGTCGTCGGCCAGCCACACCTGACCCATCCGCAGGCGGGCGATCGGCTCGGGGAAGTCGCGGCGGTTCGCGAGCTGGCTCGCGCGCTCGCGGGACAGCCGTAGCCGGGCGGCGATTTCGGCCATGCCCATCAACCTGATCTTCCCTCGGTCCACAGCCGGAACGGTAAGAGCCACCCGGCTACACGTCTTGGGTTCCCAAGTTGGCCTACACACACGGGGTAATGAGTTGTAGGCTCCCCGTCACGGAGGCGGTAGGTCGGCTTCGGCGGTGGTCCCGTCGAACGTTCCTTCCCGGAGCCCCTGCCGCCTCCGCCCATTCCGGCGACGGCGGAGGTGGATGGTGTTCCCGTTCTGGGACAAGCCGAGCGAGACAGACCTGGCGACCATGCGCGCGGCCCGCGCCGAGCAGCTCGCCGAACACGAGGCGGCCGTCCGGCGGCTCGCCGAAGCGCAGGACACCGACGGCGTCACCCCGCCGGCCGAGCACGCCGACGAGCCCCGGACGGCGACGCGATGACCATGCTGCGCCCGATCGGGCCTGAGCTGGAGCGCAGCAACCTGCGGATCCTCGCCCAGCGGCAGGGCACCTGGCCGGCCGGCGCCGTCCACGAGTGCGAACGCCTCGGTCGCATCTACCGCGAATGGCACGTTTCGTGGATGGGGGCGTGCGACTGGAACCGGCGCCCGGCCGGCTTCTACGCCTGGCGCCGGTCGCAGATGATCCGCGTGTACGGGAAGACGGCGCAGAAGCTGGAGCGGGCGATCGAGGCCGCGCCGCCGCCGTGGGAGCTGAAGCTGTCACGGCTCATGGATTGATCTGCCCCCACCTGATTGTCCCGCCTTGGGACGCGCAGAAGCCCCCACTGCCCAGCGCCGGGCAGTGGGGGCCTCGTCGTTCCGTGCCAGCTTAGACGCCGACCTTCTCGACGCCGGTCACCTTGATGGTGACCTTCGTCGACTTGCGCGGAGTGGGGACGGTCTCCTCGTTCACCTCGTACGTGCGGTCGCCCATCATGTTGAACGATCCGATGATCGGCCCGTCGTCGCCGCCCTTGATCTCGTAGGTGACCATCCACGTGCCGTCCGGGTCGAGCGCGGGACCGTCGTAGGCGAGCTTGACCTTCACGCCCACGATGCAGCCGGCGGAGCCGAAGCACTCCTTGCTGGTGACCTGCGGGGTGAGTGCGATGTCCGAGGCGGACACTGCGGGACCGGTGGTTGTGGCGTCTGGGGTGGGCTCGTCGCAGAAGTTGCCGCACCCCTCGATCGGGATGGAGCCCGCCGCGGCTGCCGGCTTCGGCGCGGCGGTCTTCTGTGCGCCGCCAGAGATCGCCAGTGTGGCGATGACCGCGGCGACGATGACGACGACCAGGACGGCGGCGGCGGCGATGATCAGCGGCAGGTGGGACTTCTTGCGCGGCGCCGGCATCTGCTGCGGCGGCCACACGGGCTGGGCGGTTCCGGTCTCGGGCGTCCGGTTCTCGGGGTACGTCATCTCGGGTTCCTTCGTGGAGGGGTGATCGCCTTCGGACGCGCGATCGCAGTGTGGACTCTGAGTCGCTTGATCACAACAGACTGTCGTTGATCTGGTACTTCTGACCGATGCCGATGTGAACGCCGGTCGGGTTCCGGGTCGGCTGCGGACCCTATGCAAATGAAAGGAATGGGCAGGCAGGCTCACAGATCTCGACGGGCCACCACCACCCCCACATAGCCCGAGCAGGAAGGACCCACCACAGTGACGTCCGCGAACTACAACCAGAACGATGGGCTCAACCCGCTGCCACTCCCGACGGGGATCATCAACAAGCTCATCCCGCTGTCGAGCCCCAGCACGGACGTCAGCACCACCCAGGCGGCCAGCCCCGAAGCGGCCGCATCTACCCCGTCGCCGTCGCCGTCGCCCAGGCCGAGCGCCAGCGGCCAGGCCCCGGCATCCAACCGCCAAGCCCAGTACGTCACCGCCGGCGACCCGATCGACAAGGCCGGCCCGCCGGGCGCCGAGCAGCCCGACCCGCGGGTCGCTGAGCCACGGGCCGACACGACCAGCACGGTCAACGTCACCGTCACGCCCGGCTGGACGCCCACCAAGGTGATGCTGGCCGGCTCGCTCACGGCCGTCATCGTCCTGGCCGTGCTCGCGATGCTGCTGCTGTCGCGCCGCGGCCGGCCCTCGGTGTCGCGCAACTCTGGGACCGTGCTCATCGGCAACGACGAAGAGGCCGATCGGCATCATCTGCGGCCTCGTCCCCGCCCGACAGCTCGCGCAGTTGTCCACGTACCCGAGCTGACCGCGACTCGCGTCGGGGCCATCCTGGACGACGACAGCACCGGCCCGATGGGCATCGACCCGGAGACGATCCACGCGGCGCGCCGTCTCGCCTGGCGGTTGAACGACCGTCGCCCGTAACGGAGCGTGCAAGATCCAGGGTGTACCCGGGGGTGTACTGCACAACACTGCACGCGACTGCCTAGGGATGCACAATGGCAGGTCGTGCAGTGTTGTGCAGTACCCGCCGACTCACTCATAATCCCTCGGTCGCGGGTTCGAGTCCCGCCCGCCCCACCAGCACGTCTGCCACGGCGGTCAAGATCAGGGGTGTACATCAGGGTGTACCGCCCTCTTTGAACAGCCGCTCGCCGACACGCTTGGTAGCGTCGCGGGCCATCGCCGAAGCGACGTGCGTGTATCCCTCAGTGACCTTCACCGACGAATGACCCAGCAGCTCCTGCACCACACGGACGTCAACGCCCTGGGCGAGCAGGAAGGTTCCGGCGAAGTGCCGTCCATCGTGCACCCGGAACTGGCCCTCGACGCCGGCCACGCGTTCGAGCACCTGCCATTCGTCCCAGTCTGACGACGGGTCGACCGGGTTGCCGTCGATGCGCGCGAATACCAGATCGTGATCGGCGTACGCGGCGCCGGCCATCATTCGTTCGAGGTCCTGCACCTCACGGTGCGTCCGTAGGTGCGCGATCAGCTCCGGCGGCAGCGGCACTGTTCGCTTGCCCTTGCCCTTTGGCGGTTTCAGGATCAACCCGCCCGTCAGCCGCTGCTCCCCGGTGCGCAACTCCATCTGCCGTCGCGGACAGTTCCCGGCGCGGCGCCGGCCACACGGCTCGTCTGCGCAACCGTGGTCGAACGGGCGCCGGTGCAACTGCCACCACACCCGGATCTCGCCCGCGTCGAGGTCGACGTACGACCAGCGCAGGCCGAGCGCCTCACCCTGACGCAGGCCGAGCGCCAGCCCGATCCGCCACCGGGCCGCCGTCCGGCGGGCGTGCTCGTCGGCAGCTGCGAGCAGCCGCGCGGCTGCCGCTTCGTCCGGCGGGCGGATCTCCTGCGCCTTCGCGGTCGGCGCGTCGATGAGCTTCGCCGGGTTCAGCGGCAGGACACCGCGCCGATAGGCGATCTCCAGCGCCCGGGACAGGATGCGATGCACCTGCCGCATCGTGGAGTCCGCCCGGCCGGCACGCTGCATGGCCAGGTAGACGGCGTCGAGGTGTTCCGGGGTGAGCTGATCCATCCGGACCTTGCCGATTTCGGGGATCACGTAGCAGCGCATCTTGCTGCGGTAGCCACGCACCGTCGTCGGGTCGATCTTGCGGGGTGCGATCGTGTCCAGGTAGGTGCCCAACCACTGCTCGACGTTGGGGGCGCGGCCCGGGCGCTGGACCTTGCCGGTCTGCTTCTGGGCGAGCAGCGCGTCGGCACGCTGCTCGACCTCGGTCTCGGTGGCCCGCTTGATGTGGCGCTGGTCCGGGCGTCCGTTGGGTTTGGTGCCGACCGTCACCCAGGCGTGCCAGAGTCCGTCGGCGCCGAGCTTGATCGTGGGTTGTCGCTTGCGGGGCATGATCGCTCCCAGGGTCAGCCGGATTCTGCGGAGTTGCCGACGGTCCGGCTGCGCGGGACACGTTCGGCAAGCATCGCCAGCGTCATGCGAATGAACTGGCGTTCGGTCTCGGGTGTGTTGGGGTCGGCAAGCCGGCGCAGGATGAGGCGCACGTCGGAGGGCAGCGGCGGTTCCGGGGTTGGTTCGGCGGCCCCGTCGGTCATGCCGAGCACGCGCATCGCCTCGTCGAGGCTGGCGCCGACTGCGCTGACGAACGCGCGCACCTGCGGCAGCTTCGGCAGCCCGCGGCCCTCGCCGACGCGCCAGCGGTGGAAGGTTGACGTTGCGACGCCGCTGACCCGCTGGATCTCGCGGTCGGTAAGGCCGCGGTTGCGTGCGCTGTCGAGCGCGCGGGCTACGAAGCGCGCCCAGTTCGCGCGCGCTACTGCGGGGTCAACGGCGCCGGCCATGGCGTCAAGGTAAATCCCGTTCGCCGGCCTGTTGTCCCATGGACGGGATCGGTTGCGCGTGCGCAGACGGCCGATCGGCCGGTAGGTCCGGGGCCTCAGTCGGATGACACGTGGCTCTGCAAGGGACTGCATGCGTTACAAGCTAACCCATGGTTACCACTCAGATATCAACCGAAAGGTTGAGGTGCGCCATCTGCGCAGTCGCGCTACCGTGACTGCATGCACGCAGACGCAGTAGATCGCAGTAGCGCGGATGGGAGCGGGGGAGTGGTGCCCGCAACCTCAGAGCCCCTGGCCTTCACGATCCCGCAGGTCGCGGGCAAGCTCGGCCTTAGCGAGCGGACGGTCTGGCAGCTCGTCGCCGACGAGAAGATCCCCTCCATCAAGATCGGGTCTTCGCGCCGTGTGGCGCGCGCCGACCTTGAGGCTTACGTCGAGACCCTGCGTGGCGTGGCGATGACCCACCCCGACGGCGGCGGCGGGACCGGACCAGGCGGCGGCAGTGGCACCGGTCCGGGCCGCGACGAGGCCGAGCCCACCGAGCGGGTGAGCGCGGCATGACCGCCTTCACGACGAACCCAACCAACCCTCCGCATCCGCTCCCGAACCCCGGCCCGCCGGCACCGCGGTCCGGCCACCTCCCGATCTCCGGTCCCCGCGCCGGCTTCGTCCCTCCAGACGCAGTCGCCCGTGAAAGCGCCCCCGGCGCGGGGGCCGGCCCCACCTCCCTGGCCCAGCTCGTCTCGGATCTGCGCCTCATGCTCGCCGCGGCCCTGGCCCGGACCCAGCACCAGTGGGACCCGGCCAGCGGCCCGCAGCAGGGGGACGCCCCGATCGGCCCGGCCTACGTGGACCGCAAGGTGATGAACGCGCGGGCTGACATCCGTGCGGCGCTGGCCGAGCTGGACGAGCTGCGCGTCGTCGTGTCCCTCAATGACCCCGGTCCCCGCTCAGTCGCGCCCCCCGGTCGGGGCGGGGACCGGTTCGAACCTGCACGACCCGGAGCGCCCGACCGTCCCGAGGCCGATGCCGGGGTTCGCCCTGCCGCAGCCGCCGAGGTGGTCGTGGTGAGCGCGCAGATCGCAGAGACGTGCTCCCGGCCGAAGTGCCAGGAGAAGACGGCGGACCTGTACTGCTCGGAGCGCTGCTACGAGCTGGACAACGACCCCAATCCGATACAGCCCATCGCCCGGAACAAGGCCGACGGGTTCGGTTTGGAGCTCTCGCGGATGCAGCCGCAGCCGGTGATCCTGCCGCACATCCGGCGCACCAAGCAGACCTGAACGAAGCGGGGCCGCCCAGTGCGATCTGGACGACCCCGAGGCCACGAACCCCACAGATCTCTGAGAGAGGGGCTGGACCCTTGAACACCACCGTACCTACGCCGGAGCCGAAGGGCTACGCGGTCACCGCCGCCGAGCTGCGCCGGATCGCCGACGCGATCGAGAGACTGCCCGGCGCGCCCAGCCACGTGGCGGTCGACTTCCAGACCGCGCCCGCGAAAGGCACCAACGAGGAGATCGCCGCAGGCGTCGATGCCGTGGCCATGGCGGTCATCGGCAGGCCCGGCGAGGACCGGGACCTGAGCGGCGGCGGCAGCCAGCGCCACGTGGGCGACTGGACCAATCAGGTCGGCGGCCAGACCTTGCGCGTCGCCGTCTACCAGATGTACGTCCGGCCTGATCCGAAGGACGCCGAGATCGAGCGGCTGCGGTCCGAGCTGGCCAAGCTTCACGCCGAGACCGACCCGACCGGTGACAGCTTCAGCCGTGAGCCCGACGAGGTGAAGCCGACCAGCGCGGTGCCCAACGGTATCGACGGCCACTCGGAGTTCTCCGGCCGCGCGTCGGTGCCGGACCCATACTGCGGTGGCGAGTGATGGCCGGGCCGTGCCGCTTCGATGCGCACGTTGCACTGTGCAGCTCGATCTCGGGATACGCGACCAGCATCCCGGTGTGTGAGGAGTTGGCCGCGTACACCGCGATCGTTCGCATCGAGCCGGTTGATGGCGTCGGGCTGACCGTCGACTCCGAGGTCTGCGACAAGCACAACCGGAAGCTCGCGGGCGCGGCGCACTACCAGCGCTCGATCAAGCTCCGCCAGTCCACCTGATCCGGCACGGCGGTGCTGAAGACGTCGCCGTGCCAGCAAGCCCGCCCGGGGCGAGGCAAACCACCGTCGCGCTCCGGGCGCATCAAGCCGAAGCGAACTCTTGCGAAGAGGACATAGCCATGAACGACCGCACCGAAGTCATCTACCTCGGCTACTCCGTGGCCGAGCTTCGCCCCCGTCGCTACCGCCGCCGTCATCGCGCCGAGTCCAACCCGGTCGTGGGCCTGCTGTGCTTCGCCGTGGCGATCCTGGTCGGCGCGCCGCTGGCTGGTCTCGCCGCCGTGGGGGTGCTGTGAACGCCGCCGAGCACTTCGACTGGGCCGTGGTCCGCGCGATGGAATACGTCGAGCTGAACGACGGGGCGAACGCGTTGGCGTCGCTGGTCTCGGACCTCGGTAAGCACGAGGGCACGGCCGGGATCTTGAACCAGGATCTCCAGGGCCTCTTCATGATGGAGGTCATCATCAATGGCGCTCAGGGTGCCCGCCGGTTCATCGAGGGCATTCCCCGACCGGTGGTGACCCGATGAGCCGCCGTTGTCTCGCCGTCGCGCTGGCCGCCGTGTTCGCGGTCGCGTGCTCCGGCAACCCGGCCCGTGAGCCGCAGCCCGCGCCGGGTCCGGCCGTCACCACCGACCAGCCGACGCCGTCCGGTGTGGAGGTGGCGGTCCGATGACGACACCGAACGCCGAGCTGGCGTACAAGGTGCTCGACCTGGCGCACCGCCACGAAGCGCACTTCAATATGGGCGACTGGGCCTCCGGCGTCGAGCTAACCATCGAAGACCTCGTCAGCGACGAGGAGCCGAGGTACCGCCGGTCGGACGGTGAGCCCATGTGCGGAACGACCGCATGCTTCGCCGGGTGGACCGCCGCGCAGGCGGGCTACACCCTCGTCGGCTCGTCGTCCGAGGTCTTCAAGGGCAACCGCCTCGCGGGTCGCGCCGGTGACATCGCAGCGGGCCTGCTCGGGATCACCGACGAGCAGGCGGACGACCTGTTCTTCTGCGACAACGAGGACATCGACGAGGTCGTCGCTGAGATCTTCGGCCCGCGCCCGGGTGGTGACCCGCGATGAAGGACCGCGACTTCCTGTTCGGCGCGACCGCCGACATGGTGTACGAACTCGACCGCACAGCCGCGAACAACGGCGGCTCCCGCAAGCTCACCGCCGAAGAGGCCATCAAGCTGTGCGAGGTCGACTCGGCGCAGGCCGTCAAGCGCCTCCGCGACGACGCCGCCCGGCCGCAGCTGGAGAAGCAGCTGCCGGTCCGCAAGGGCCTGTTCTGCCGCTCGAAGGTCGTCGACCAGCACGGCAAGGTCTACGCGTCGGTGCGCACGCTCACCATGTGGGGCAACTGGCGCAGGCTTCAGCGGGCGTACAACGACGAGCGGGTCCGGCAGATGACCGGCGGGACCGCGTACGCGGCTGAGCCGACGTGCCAGCACTACGTGCCGTTCGGCGTCGAGTGTGGCCAGTGCCCGCCGAGGGCCGACTCGTGACCAACGGAGAAGCGTGGCGGTACGCCGTCGCGCGATGCGGCGATGTGGTGGCCCTGCTGGTCGTCGCGATCGTGAGCCTCACCGTCGCGTTCGTTGCTGCTGAGGATCCGGCTGTGGCGTGGCCGTGCTGGGCGGCGGCAGTCGCATTGATGGTGCTTGCCAGGCGCGCGCTGCGGAGACTGGAGGCCGAGCTATGAGCCACGTGTTTATCGCTGAGGGCCACGCCACCGACGTGCTCGCCCGGCCGCTCACCACCGCCGACGCCCGGCTCGTCACCGCCATGCTCGGCCACGCCGGCATCCCGGTCGAACTCAGCACCGACGCCGCCGGCATCGTGCAGCTTTGGCCGCTGCGGGTGTTCACCACCGCTGAGGAGGTGGCCGCGCATCGGGCCATCGCCGCCGTGTCGGACAGCCGGATCGCCTGGCACGGAAGGGGATCGGCGTGAACGACATCGAGCAGCGCATCACCAAGCTGTTGACGGACCTCGGCAGCACGATCCAAAAGGTGGCCGCCACACTTCAGCGGCTCGGCATCACCGGCACGCCCGGCGCCACATGCGACTGCCCCGTCGCCAAGTACCTGGACGGCAACGGCATCCCGATCAGCTACGTCAGCAGCATGCAGGTCGTGTACGCGGAAGGCGACCGATTCGGCGTGCACGTACCCCGGGCGGTCGGTGACTTCATCGTCGACTTCGACGAGAACCCGGATATCTACCCCGAGTTGGTTGAGGTGCGAGCGTGAACGAGTACCGCACACCCGAAGAGCGGCAGGCATGCGACGAGCAGAACGCCCGCATCCGCGAGGTCCTCGACCAGGCGATCCGGGACGGCGCCTCCTGCATCATCGCCATGACGCTCGACGAACCGCGGGCCGTCGTCGAGCACTGGACCGATGCGGTGTGGGACGGCCTCCGTGACGGCCTGTCCGGCGATGCGGAACACCCGCGGTTGCGCGGAGAAGACCCCCTCGTCGCGGTCGCACTGCTGCTCGATGAGCGAATGCAGGCTGAGGCCGCCATGGTCCTGCGTGGAATGAGGGATCCCCGATGACCTATCCGACCATGCCCGACGAGAGTCGCGCCGACTTCCGCGTGTGCCTCGACCGGGCGCAACGCGCGATCGAGGTCGCCGAGGTCAGCCTCAGCGAGCTGGCCCCGGCACTCAACGACCCGGACAACCGGGTCACGTTCGCCGACGTGATCGCGCACGCCGACGCCCGGACCCGCGTCGCCATGGCGTGGACCGACCTCGCCGAGATCAAGGCGGCGTACGCCGATGAGTGAGCAGACCACACTGCCGCCGGCCAACGACGAGTGGACTATCACCGAGCCGGGTCCGCACGCCCTACTCCCCGAGGGCGTCTACCACGACGACCCGATCCCCGGCGGCTCGCTGTCCTCGACCGGCGCACGGAAGCTCCTGCCGCCGGGCTGCCCCGCGAAGTACCGCTGGTGGGCCGACAACAGGGAGCCGTTCAAGGCGGTGTTCGAAGAGGGCAAGGCCGCGCATCGCAAGGTTCTCGGTGTCGGCCCCGATCTGATCCTCGTCGACCGGCCGCGCTGGGACACCAACGAAGTCAAGGCGCAGATCGCCGAGATCCGGGCGGCCGGGAACGTGCCGCTGAAGCGGCCAGCGATGGACATGGTCGACGCGATGGTGAAGGCGTTGCGGGAGGACCCGATCGCCGGGACACTGCTCGACCCGGACGAAGGCGCCACTGAGCTGTCGCTGTTCTGGCGCGACCGGTCCGTGTGGGGCCGGTCGCGCTTGGACCGCCTGACGAAGCTGCGCAGTGGCCGACCCGCGATCGTCGAGTACAAGTCGGCGGCCAGCGCGGCGCCGGCCGACGTCGAGAAGTCGATGGCCCGGTTCGGATACCACATCCAAGGCGGCTTCCAGCGGTCCGGCGCCATCGCGCTCGGCCTTGTCCCCGAGGACGTCGCCTTCCTGATCGTGGCGCAGGAGAAGGAGCCGCCGTACCTGGCCACCGTGATCGAGCCGGACCACACGGCGATGCGGATGGCCGCGATCCGGGTGCGCCAGGCCTTCGACCTGTTCGCCGAGTGCACCGCCGCCGGCCGCTGGCCGGGCTACAGCGATGACGTCGTGCTGGCCGAGCTGCCGCCGTGGGAGACCAAGGAACTCAAGGGAGAGATCTGGTGAGCAGTACCGTCGACCGCTTCAACGAGGGCGGCTACATCCCGAAGCCAGCCGCGCCCGCGCCGGCCCATATCGGCCAGGCCACCGCGATCGAGCAGAGCCGCGCGGTCGCCGAGGTTCAGGCCGCCGTGGTCGTCGCCCAGCAGCGACCCCGCGACATCGAAGCCGCACAGCACGAGATGCGCCGGTCCTGCGGCCAGCAGCGCCTCGCCGAGCGCGCCTTCTACGCCTTCCCGCGGGCCGGCCAGACCATCTCCGGCGCGTCCGTCTACCTCGCCCGCGAGCTGGCGCGGGTGTGGGGCAACATCACCTACGGCGTCAGCGAGCTGCGCCGCGACGACGTGCGCGGCGAGTCCGAGATGCAGGCGTGGGCCTGGGATCTGCAGACCAACACCCGTACCGCGGCCACGTTCATCGTGCCGCACAAGCGGGACACCAAGCAGGGGCCGAAGGCGCTCGGCGACCTGCGCGAGGTCTACGAGAACAACGCCAACGCGGGCGCCCGGCGGGTCCGCGAGTGCATCTTCTCGGTGCTGCCGCCGTGGTTCACCGGCGAGGCCGAGGACCTGTGCCGGTCGACGATGGAGGGCAGCCCCGACGACCTGCCGGACCGCATCGAGAAGGCGGTCACCGCGTACGACCGGGCCGGAGTCAGCCTCGCCCAGCTTGAGCAGAAGGTCGGCCGCCCCCGGGCTCAGTGGACGGGTGGGGATTGGAGCCAGCTCAACGTCCTGTACGGATCCCTGAAGCGCCGCGAGATCACCAAGGACGAGGCGTTCCCGGCCGAGCGGGTGACGGCCGCCGAGATCCGGCGGACCGCACCGCCGACGCCGGCCACCCCGCCCGAGCCGCCCGTAGGCGGCAACGAGTGGCCCGAAGCCGCACCCATCCCGGGCGGCGACGATGCCTGAGCTTCGGTCCCCGTTCCGTGGGGCGTTCGGCCGCGCCGACGCCGAGCGCCTGGCCACCGCGCTGAAGGCCCTCGCCGACCCGGGCCGCCTGCGGATCCTCGGCAACCTCTGGCACGCGGGCGAGGCCAGTCAGATCGAGATCACCCGCGCGCTCGGGAGCCTGTCGCAGCCGACCGTCTCGCACCACATGAGCATCCTCGCCGACGCTGGGTTCGTGTCGCGCCGGTCGACGCCGGGCGGGCCGACGCGGTACACGCTGACGCCGGTCGGGGTGATCGCGGTCGCGGGTGCCGTGAGCCCGGACGTCGTCCGGTGACCGCCCTGCGCGTCGTCGCGCTCGACCTGTCCTTGCGGGCTACGGGGATCGCGGTCACCCACGACTCGGCCGGTGAGCCCCGCCTGTCGTGCCGCACGGTCGTGCCGCGCAAGTACCCGACGCCCAACGTCATCGACCACCGGCGCCTGCACGAGACGTTCGCTGCGGTGTCGTCGGCGGTGGGATGCAAGCCGGACCTGGTGGTTGTGGAGTGGCTGCCGCAGTTCGCCGGGCACGGCGGCACCGCCCTGCGCCTCGCCGAGCTGCACGGGGCCGTGAAGCACTGGATGTGGTCGCACTCCTACCGGTACGTGGACGTGAAGCCGCAGCACCTGCAGCAGTACGCGACCGGCAAGGGCAAGGCCGACAAGCAGGCGGTCCGTGAGGCGGTGACGGCCCGGTACGGCAAGCGGCTGCACATCGGTACCGAGGACGAGGCCGACGCCGTGGCCCTGCTGGCGCTCGCGCTGGACGGCTACGGGCAGGCGCTCGAACCGGTGCCGCTGACCAACCGCAAGGCCGTCGCCGCCGTCGACTGGCCCGACCTGAACGGAGACCACTGATGGGACTGTTCGGGACCAACCGTGGGCAGCGCCTCGACGTCGAGCACATCCTGCCGCCGGCCGAGCCGGACGTCACCGTCGAGGCGGCGCGGATCGCGCAGGCCGTGTCGGTCATCGACGAGGCGCTGGCCGGCGGTCGTGAGGGTCATGGCCGGTTCCTCAGCGCGCTGCTTGAGGTGCGGCACGCGCTGGCGCCGGGCATGCGGCCGCTCGACCCGCCGGTGCCGGTCATCCCGGGGCGGTCGTCGTGAGCGAACTGCGGACTGTTGCCATCCACGACATCCACCCGAGCCTCAACGCACGCGGCAAGGTCGGCGACGTCGCCGAGCTCGCGCTGTCGCTGCGGGTCCTAGGCCTAATGAAGCCGCTACTCGTCATGCCACGGGCTGCGGGCGGCTTCGAAATCCTGGACGGCCACCGCCGTCACGCCGCAGCGGTGAAGGCGGGAATCGCCCGCGTGGAGGTCGTCATCCGGTCCGACCTCGGCGAGGCCGAGCGGCTACAGGCGCAACTGGCGATGGAGACCCACGCGAAGGGCTTCGACCCGATGGCTGAGGCGCGGGCGCTGCACACGCTGATGTTCAACCACAACCTGAGTCGCGAGCAGATCTCCCGCACCGTGGGCCGCACGCCGGGCTGGGTCCGGGACCGCGTTGCGCTGGTGCACCTGACGGCGGCCGAGCAGTCCCAGGTCTCGGCCGGGAAGCTGTCGCTCGCGCACGCTTTGTTCACGTTGTCGCAGCGGCGGGCCGAGCGCGACGGCCAGCCCGCGCCGAAGCCGCCGAGCTGGAACGACGGGCGTGGCGCCACACCTGCCCAGCACGGCGTGCGGACCGTGACGGCGAAGGCCGCGCCTCCAGCCACCTGCGGTGGTCACTGCCGAGTCCATTGCCCGGACGCCGACCGATGACCGACACCGAGTCCACGTCGGCGGCGCTGGCCCGCGTCACCGCCGAGCGCGCGTCGCTGAAGCTCGCGAACGCGACGCTGGTCAAGCTCAACGCCGAGCTGACCGCCGAACGCGACCGGGCACTGGCCAAGCGCGACCAGGCGATCGAGAACGGCGACTCGTGGATGCGGTCCGCCCGGGCGGCGCAGGCCGAGCGCGACGAGGCGCTGTCGACGATGGCCATGCGCACCGGTCAGCTCATCGCGTCCCGCAACCACGTAGCCGAGGCACGCGCCGAGCGCGACGACCTGAAATCGGCGCTTGAGCTGCTGACCACCAACTACGAGACCCTGACCAGCCTCGCCGAGGGCTTCCGCCGCACCATCGCCGAGCTGACCGAGGAACGCGACGGCCTCAAGACCGCGCTCACGCTGACCAACACGTCACGCGAGTTCAACCGCAGCCTCTCCAATGAGCTGAAGGCGCGCGTTGCCGACCTGGCCGCCGAACGCGCCGAGCTGATCGCCGAACGCGACGCCGCCCGCGACGAGCTGGCCATCGCCGAACACGGCGAGGCGGTCGACCTCGACACCATGGCCAGGCTCCGCTCCGAACGCGACGAGGCGCGCGAGCTCATCGCCGTCCACGAGCAGCTCGAAGCCGTACGCGACTGGATCGTCGCCCGCGATGGCGGCCGAGCATGCGAGCGCTGCGAGCAAGAGGTCCGGCGCGGCGAGGCGTACGAGCTAGAGCCCGGCACTGGCGGCCTGATCCAGCACGTGCATTGCCCCGACCCCGACACCACCGTCCGCCACCCGGCGGGCGAACCCCTCGAAGAAGGAAAGGCACCACATGCCTAAGCACCGCCCGCAGTCCAACCGCCGGAAGTTCGGCGTCCTCGGCGGCATCCTCGTCGTAGCCATCGCCGTCCCGGCCGCCCTGTACGGCGCCCTCAGCGCCAGCGCCTCCGTACCCACCCCCGAGCCCGGCTACGTCACCGTCCTGCCGTCAGCGCCGCGCGTGGTGGCCTACCCGGGCACCCAGCTCAACGCCGGGCAGACCGTCACCGTCCAGATCGCCGGGGAGAACTTCTCCGGCACCGCCATCCCGTCCAACGCGACCGGTGTCACCGTGTCCATCAGCTCGGTCACCCCGGCCGCCGCCGGCAACCTGAAGGTGTGGACCGCCGAGGCGGGCGAGCCCGGCACCCCGGCCGTCGTCTTCGGTGTCGGCCAGTCGGCCACGAACGTCGCCAGCGTCGGGCTGAACTCGACCGGCAAGCTGAACGTGAAGGCCAGCGTCAAGACCCGGTTCGTGCTCGCCATCACCGAGTACGTCACCCCGGTGCCGGTCGCCTGCAAGTCGACCCTGTACACGATCCCGGCGGCCACCAAGACCCTCACCAAGGTGGGCGGCTCGATCCGGACCGGCGCCACCGACTTCGGCTCGGTCACCCTCCCGGCGGGCACGTACGACACGCGGGTGGTCGGCGGGTTCACCGGCCTGAACAACGGTGACGACTGGCTGCCGGCCGATGTGTTCCTGACCGGCACGCTGACGGTGGTCAAGGGCGACGAGATCAACGCGACGTTCACGAACAACGTGACGGCGGGCGGGGTGCTGATCCCGAAGTCGAACAGCGCCACGCTCACGCAGGACCCGACGCTGGCGATCTCGACGTTCCTGGTCCTGGACGCGGCCACCGACGTGCACGTGAAGCTGTTCGCCTACGCCTCCAACAGCGGCACGGCCGGTAGCGACCACGTCAAGGCCAACGTGCAGAGCGCGCAGTTCCGAAACGTCTGCGGATGACGACACCGGCCAACATCTCCCGCGCGGCTGACAACTACGACCAGATCGAGGTGGTCCACGCGGGCAAGCGGTGCGCGATCGGCTGGGCCCCGTGGATGGGCGACTGGTTCGTCTCCCACAGCCCGCGTAACGGCAACAGCAACGCCGAGGGCCGGTGGGACCACTGGGTCGACCTGGCGATCGGCATCCTCAAGGACCCGCTGACCGCCATCGTCCGGCCCGACGCCCACGCGGCGGCGGATCCGCTCGCGACGCATGGCTTCTACGACGAGGCCAAGCGCGGGCTGACCGAAGACGAGCTGAACAAGCGGTTCGGGAAGACCACGACCGAGGCGTGAGCCTCCGCCCCGGAGCCGGACGGAAACCGGCTCCGGGGCACCTCCCGCCCTACTCCCAGCACCTCCAAGACCTAGGAGCAAGCACGTGACAGCGGTAACGATCCGGCCGACGTTCTCCAAGGACACCCGGCCCAGCAACGGACTGGAAGAGATCGCCGACGAGCTGCTGAAGGACCAGTTCGGCACGCACTACGTCGTCGGCATCGTCCAGTTCGCGGGCGGCAGCGTCCCCGGCCCCGGCGAGCACCTGGTGCCCGCCGTCAAGTTCCTCGGCATCGAGCCGCTGACCGGCGACGCCGCGGACCAGGCGCGGCAGATCCTCGACCAGGCGCGCAAGGCCCGTGGGCTGGGCCGCATGGAGGACGCCATCCCGGCGCCGGACGCCGCGCTGTTCGACTTCGACGAGGACGGTCACCCGACCGTGTCCGCTGAGACCCGCCTCGGCCCGGACGGTGAGCGCGAGGTGCCGCCGGCCGACGGGGCGGAGATCCTGGCGGAGCGCGCGGAGGCGAAGGCCAAGCCGATGCCGACGACCGAGCCGTTCAACCCGGGCGGTGCCGAGTGAGAGCCGCGCTGAAGTACCGCAAGCGCCCGGTCGAGATCGAGGCGATGCAGTGGGACGGCACGGCAGAGGGCGCGACTCCGATCATCGACTGGATCCTCGGCGGCGACAGCACGGCGGGGTACACCTGCTCCGACCCGGATCGGTGCGCCAAATACGACGGCGACACCCCGCACACCATTGCCATCGAGACGCTCGAAGGCACGATGTCGGCCACTGTCGGCGACTGGATCATCCGGGGCGTTCAGGGCGAGTTTTATCCCTGTAAAGACGCGATCTTCCGTGAGACCTACGAGGCCGTGTCATGAGGCGCGTCTCGCTGCTCGTCGCTGCCGTCGTCGCGGTGGTGTCGCTCGCCGGGTGCGACCCGCACGTGCGGCAGTGCCAGGACGGCACGCAGACCAGGTCGGTCAACCGGGGTGCCTGCTCGGGCCACGGCGGCGTCGCAGGCGGCAAGTGATGAGACCCCGTATCGGGCTGCGGCTCGCGGCACGCACCGAGGCGACTGCGGCCCGGTGCGGGGTGGCGCTGACCGAGTGGAAGGCGATGACCCGCGCGCAGCGCAAGGCCGCCAAGCGCAAGGCCGCCAAGCGTGAGGCGACCGAGCGTGGTCCTTGGACCGTGCCCGCCTCGCCGTTCGATGACCTTCCGGACCCGTGCCACGCCTGCGGTGACCCGAAGGCGTGGCACCGGGGCGGTCGCTGCGAGGGCGACTTCCTGTGCTGCGACTGCAAGACGTGGGTCCCGGCACGATGAGCCACGCCCTCGCCGACGTCGTGCACGCCGAGCAGTTCCGGCTGTTCGCGGACAACATCGGCTGGACCTACATCGGCTGCCCCGCCTGCGACTGGCTCAGCCCCGAGGACGTCGCCGTGGCCTCCCTCGCCGACGGGCTCGCCGCCGCCCGCGCGCACATCGCCGAGGCCCACACAGCCGCACTGTCGTACGACACAGAGTCCACCACAGCCGCCGTCCTGCACGCCGTCGACAACCTCACCGACGGCTACCCGGCCCTCATCCCCGCCGACCAGCTCACCGACGACGACACCCGGCCCGTACGCCGCTGCGACGCCACCGGCAACACCATCCGCGGGCCCGTCGTACCCGTCGAAGAACCCGGCCAGGAGCGCAAGCACTTCTGCCTGCGCTGCTTCGACGCCTACCGCCGCAGCGTCGCCCACCTCGACGACCCGCTACCCCTCTCGGAAGGACCGCCGTGAGCCGGGCCAAGTCGAAGGTGCCGCCGCACCAGTTCGTCCCCGACCCCGGCGTGCCGCCCGACCACAACGGCCGCGGGGCGTGCGCCATGCAGGGCTGCCACCTCATCGGCGAGCCCAACGACGCCCACCACACCCTGCCGGTAGTACCCGAGCAAGTAGCCCACGAGCGGCGCTACGGCGACGACACCCACGACGGAGGCGACCAGTGATCCGACCACCGATCGTGTACTTCGGCGGCAAGCAGACCCTCGCCGAGCGCATCGTCGCACTGCTCCCCGCCCACCTGCACTACGTCGAGCCCTACTGCGGCAGCCTCGCCGTGCTACTCGCCAAGCCACCCAGCCGCATGGAGACCGTCAACGACCTCGACCGCGAGCTCATGACCTTCTGGCGCGTGCTCCGCGAACGCAGTGAGGACCTGGAGCGGGTCTGCGCCCTGACGCCCCACTCGCGTGCCGAGTACGGCGACGTACTTGAGGCCTCACCCGTCGAGGCGGAGCTCGAGGTCGCCCGCCGCGTCTGGGTGCGCCTAACACAAGGGCGCGGCGGGCAGATGCGACGCACGACCGGATGGCGGTATTTCGTGGCGCCGCGAGGGTCCAACCTCTCGATGCCCGGCTACCTCGAGGCCTACCGCACCCGGCTAGCGCCCTGCCTCGACCGGCTCGCCCAAGTCTCGCTCGAGTGCCGCCCAGCGATCGAGGTGATCACCGAGTACGGCCAGCACCCCGAGACGCTGCTCTACGTCGATCCGCCGTACCTCGGCTCGGTGCGCAACTGGGGCAACCAGTACCGCCACGAGATGCGCGACGACGCCGAGCACCAGCAGCTCGCCGAGGCGTTGCTCGCGGCCCGGGCCACCGTCGTGCTCAGCGGCTACGCCAGCCCGCTGTACGACGAGTTGTTCGCCAGCTGGGACCGGGTGTCGCTAACGGCCCGGACGAGCCAGGGCGGCACCGACGGCGAGCGCACCGAGGTCATCTGGTGCAACCGGCCGCTCGGCACGCATCCGTCGCTGTTCGACCTCGATGAAGGAGCCGCCTGACCCCGGGCCGAACCATCCCACCAGCCGCGGGCGGCCCGGCCGCACGACCTACCCGCACCAGAGCAGCAAGGACAACTTCATGACGTGGTTCAAGATTGACGACTCGTTCTACGACCACCCCAAGGTGTTCGACGCCCCCGACTGCGCCGTGGCGCTGTGGACGCGTGCCGGTACCTGGTCCGCACGGAACCTCACCGACGGGTTCGTGCCGACCGGGATGCCCGCACGCTTCTGCGACGACCCCGAGCAAGCGGTCAAGGAGTTGCTCAACCGCGGGCTGTGGAAGCGGACGAGGGGCGGATATCAGTTCCACGACTGGTCGCACTACCAGCCGACGAAGGAAGAAGCGCTCGCCGGACGCGATGGAATGTCATCGGGTGGGGCGTTGGGTAACCACCGCCGATGGCACCTCGGTCAGGGCAAGAAGAACGCCTCATGTCGCTACTGCCAGGGGAAACAGGATCGGGGTACCGATCGCCCACCCGATCAGGTAGGCGATGGCATACCCGAATCGCCCCCGAATCCCCCGGCCCGGCCCGTCCCGGCCCCTTCTGGGGGGCGATCTAGTAGCTCGACTCACGACCGCACGCGCGCAGCTCCAAGCCCCCTCTGTTCCGAACACCAAGAAGCCCCAGCCGATGGGCCATGCGGTCGATGCGCTGACGCCCGGCGCGCACGCGAGCGCTGGGACCTAGCCGACTCCAACCGTCGCCGCAACGCCGAGAAGTGCCGTAGCCACCGTGGCCAGCCCGCCGACAACTGCGCCCTCTGCCGATCCGAAGCCCTCGCCGACCAGGAGGCAACATGAGATCCGTCGCCATCGTCAGCCGCCACCAAGCCGCCAGGGCGATCAAGCAGCTCCGGCTCGAACGCGGACTCAGCCTCGGCCAGCTCGCCATCCGGTGCGGGATCAGCCCGAGCACCGTGTGCTACCGCGAACGCGGCGACCGGGCCATGCGCGTCGAGGCGTACGCGGCTACGGCTGAAGCGCTCGGATACCGGGTCGCGCTGGTGCCGACCCGTGCAGCGCAGATCCACGCTGCGGCCTACACCGGCACCGGATGGCCCGCATGACCACCGACCAGCCATGCCCCGGCAAGCGCCCCATGAGCGACCCCGCGAAGTTCGACGAACGCGTCGAACGGGTCAGCGCCCTCATGCGCCGGCACGACGAGGTCTACACCCGCGACCTCGCCAACGAGGCCGGACTACCCATCGCCTGGCTCTACCCGGTCCTCGCCCGCCTCCAAGCCCAAGGCGCGGTCACCTGCCGGTTCGTCCCCGGCACCGGCCCACGCCGGCGCGCCTACCGGTGGGTGCGCCCATGAGCGAGCTCACCCGGAGCCACCTCACGGCTCGCGAGCTCGAAGTCCTCCGGTACATCGCCGACGGGGACATGCTCGCCGAGATCGCGGACAAGACCCACCTGAGCGAGTCCACGGTCAAGAACTGCCTGAACCGCGCCCTCGCCGCCCTCGGCGCACGTAACCGCAACCACGCCGTGGCCATCGCCTATCAGCGCGGCATCCTCGGCGACGGCACCGACCAGAACCTCGCCATGCTGCGCGAGGCCCGCGAGATGGGCTACCGCATCGCCCTCGTACCCCTGGAGGACGCGTGAAGCCGGACACCGATTGGGGACTCGCCGTCGCGATCGTCAGCTTCGCGATCGCTGCCGTCTGTCTGACGCTCGCAGCGTTCGGCGCGTTCATGGCGTTCATGCTCGGGGGCGCGCAATGAGCGAGAACCTCTGCGTGCGCTGCGGCCGACCCATGGCCGACCAGGCGTACGCGTGCAGCAGCTGCTCGGCCCGCGCCGGCCGCCAGCTCGACGAGATCGCCTCGCTCACCGCCGCCGCCCGGGCCGTCGCACACCGCCAGAGCAACCGCGGCGAAGGCGGCGGCTCCAACAAGCCCGGCTCGTCACCGCCCATCGACTTCGGCACCTCCGAGCGGCTCGACGAGATCCAGAACGACCTGCTCGGCTGGGCCCGACACGTGGCCGAGACCCGCGGCATCGGGCTCACCGTCACCACCACCGGCGCCGACCCCATCGCCCTCATCGCCCGGTGGCTCACTCCGCAGCTGGAGTGGCTACGTCACCAGCCCGAGGCGGGCGAGGCGCTGGAGAGCATCGGGGCCGCCGCCCATCGCCTGGTCGCCATCATCAACGGGCCGACGCCCGGCCGATACGCCGGACCGTGCGGCAACGTCCTCGAAGGCGGCCAGGAGTGCGGCGAGGACGTCACGTCCCGGCCCGGATCCAACCTGGCCACATGCAAGGCGTGCGGCGCCGGATACGACGTCGACGAGCAGCAGGAGTGGATGCGCGGCCAGATCGAGGACCACCTTGCGCGGCCAGTCGAGATCGCCGGCGTGCTGCTTCGCCTCGGTAACCCGATCGGCTACTCGACAATCGCGGCATACGCGGCCAAGGGTCAGTTGGTCCCTCACGGACACGACGAGAAAGGGCGCGCGCTCTACCGGATCGGCGACGTTCTGGATCTTAGAATGGGTACCAAGAAGCCCCGGCGGGAGCGGGAACTCCCCCGAGGCGCGGCCAGCCCTGTAGGAGGTTGACGTGGTCGAGGTTACCGTCAGATGCGGCTGCTCACGCCTAATGCGGCCGGACACGTTCGCGGGACCCGGGCGCCGAGGACGTCGCTTGCGAGCCCTGCACGATCCACATCGCCAGCCTCGCCCTGGCCGACACCGGGCTGGCCGAGCGGTTCGGGACCGAGCACGGCGCGACCGCGTACCACCTCGCCCGCAAGGCCGAGACCGAGCGGCTGCTGGCGCTGGGCGCCGAGCTGATCCGCCCCGATCGCGACCCGCGGGTGGCCAAGGCCAGCGTGGTCTACTACTGCGAGCTGCGCCCCGGCATCGTGAAGATCGGGACCACGATGAAGCTCGCCGCCCGGATGGCAGCCCTGCACGTTCCTGTCGGCGCCGTGCTGGCGGCTGAGCCCGGCAGCTACGACCTGGAGAAGACCCGGCACCGCCAGTTCGCCGATCTGCGCATCACACAGCGGGAGGATTTCCGGGTCGACGAGGCGCTCAGGACCCACATCGAGGACGTCGCCGCCGAGCACGGCGACCCCTTCGAGCTGGTGACACGCCTGACGCAAGAACTCGCGGAGCTTGCGCAAGATCCCACCTCAGAGCTATCTTCTGCCAGAGTCGGGTGAATCCTGATAGAGCTTGATCCACCGACAGCCCTCGCCACCGAGCGGGCCCTTCGTCGCATCCGGGCAGGTGAGAGCCCATGCCACGCAGGTTGGCCACGCCCTGCTCCAACCGCAGCTGTCCCAACCTCAAGCCCTGCCCTGACCACGTGCCGGCCAGAGCCAGCAGGCGGCAGCGTGGCTACACCAGCAGGCACGACCGGCTACGCCAACAGTGGAAGCCCAGGGTTGAGGCAGGGCTGGTCGACTGCCAGTCACCCAAGTGTGTGATGCCGATACGTCGCATCCTCATCGGCCAAGCATGGGACCTCGGGCACACACCTGACCGGACCAAGTGGCGAGGGCCTGAGCACGCGAGGTGCAACAGGTCCGAGGGAGGCAAGGCAGCTCACCTCGGCTGATCGACATCACGCACAGTCAGACCGGTCGTCTTCGTCGCGGTCCCCATGCCGGGGGCGGACCCCCAAAGGTGCAGGTCACGGGACCGCCGGGGAGAGCGGCATGTACGGCCGGGGGTTCCAGACTTTGCGCGGATGACGGAGGGTGACGATGGGCACTCCGGGTCCGGCGCCGAAGCCCTACCTCCAGGTCGTCCGGGAGGGCAATCCAAGCAAGACGGCCAAGGACCCGGGCGTCGTCCTGCCGCCGTCCGATCTCGAAGAGCCCGACTGGCTGCAGACCTTCCCCGCCGTCCGCACCAAGGACGTCCAGGCCGCCAACCGCCGTGCCCGTGAGGTCGCCCGCCGCGAGTGGCGCCGCGTAGTTCCGGTGCTCAAGCACTCCGCCGGCCTGGCCGCGGTCGACGCCCAGCTAGTCCACGACTACTGCGTCTGCGTGGCCCGCATCGACCAGTGCGAGCGGGAACTGTCGACCACCGGCCTGCTGATCCTCGGCGAACGCGGCTGGCAGAAGAACGGCGCCACCACGATCGTCGGCCAGTACCGCACCCAGCTGCGCGCCTACATCGGCGAGCTTGGCCTGTCGCCGTCGGCCCGGACCCGGCTGGCCACGCCGGAGGGCGGCAGCGATGACAACGGAGACCCTTTCGACTGAGCGCGCCCTGCCGGTCCCGTACGAGGCGCTGCTCGAGTTGGGCCTCACGCCGGAGCAGATCACCAAGGCCGTCGAGTCCACCCCGCTCGTCGTCGCGTTCCAGGCCGACGAGGCCGAGGGCGCGTACTTCGACGTCGAGCGCGTCCGCAAGGCGATGCGCGGGCTGGCGTCGTTCAAGCACACCAAGGGCCGCTGGGCGGGTAAGCCGCTGAGGCTCGGCCAGGGTCTCGATCCCTGGCAGGTCGTCTGGGTCGTCGCCCCCGTCTTCGGCTGGGTGCGCTGGGACGACGAGGTTGAGCAGATCGTCCGGGTGATCAGGACCGTCTGGATCGAGATCCCGCGCAAGAACGGCAAGTCGACCCTCGCGTCCGGCGTCGCGAACCTGCTGCTGCTGGCCGACAACGAGGTCGGCGCCGAGGTGTACGCCGCGGCTGGCGACAAGCTGCAAGCTCGCCGCGTCTTCGACGACGCGAAGAAGATGCTGCTCACCTCACCGCACGCCCGCCGCCGCACGCGCGCCCTGGCGGACGTCGTCGCGGACAACAAGCTCGGCGGCATCTTCCGGGTGCTGTCGAAGATCGCCGAGGCGGCGCACGGCCTGAACGTCTCCGGCGCCGCGATCGACGAGATCCACGTGCACAAGAGCCGGCACCTGATCGATGCGATCGAGACGGGCACGGGCGCACGGTCGCAGCCGCTGATCGTCTTCTTGACGACCGCAGACGAGGCCACCGAGGGCTCGATCTACGACGAGAAGCACTCGTACACCCGCAAGGTTGCCCTCGCCATCGTCCAGGACCCGTCGCACTACGGCGTGATCTGGGCGGCGGAGGAAAAGGACGACCCGTTCGCCGAGGCGACGATGCGCAAGGCCAATCCCGGCCTGGGCGTCTCGCCGAGCCTGTCGTACCTCCGCAAGGAGGCCGAGAAGGCGCGCACGACGCCGAGCTACTTCCCGACCTACTGCCGGCTACACCTGAACCGGCGCATGCGCGGCAGCGCGCGCGCGATCGACCTGAACCAGTGGGACGCCTGCGCGGGCATCGTCGACCTGGCTCGACTCAAGGGCCGCACAGCCTGGGGCGGCTTCGACCTGTCGGCGGTCAGCGACTTCACGGCGTGGTGGCTGGCCGTCGAGTCCCCGGCGCCGGGCGTGGACCTCGAGCTGTTCTGGCGCTACTTCGTGCCGGAGGATCGCCTCGAGAACCTTGAGCGCCATCTGCAGGTGCCGCTTGCGCGCTGGGTCTCCGAGGGCTTCGTCGTGGCGACCGAGGGGGACGTCATCGACTACGCCAAGGTCCGCGAGGCGGCGCTGGCCGACTGTCGGATCGTCGATCTGCAGCGGCTCAGCTACGACCGGATGTTCGCCGGCCAGATGGTCCAAGAGGTCGCCGAGGAACTCAAGGGCGTCGAGGTCGTGCCGGTCGCTCAGACCTATCTCGGCCAGTCGCCGTCGATCAAGGAGCTGTGGCGCCTGCTCGGCAAGACCGAGTCCGGCCCGATGCCGGGCCGGATCCGGCACGCCGGCGACCCGGTGACCCGCTGGATGGCCTCGGTGGTCGAGACGATGACCGACGGGCAGGACAACTACCGGCTGGTGAAGCCGGACCGAGGCAAGTCCCAGGCCCGCATCGACGGCCTCGCCGCCATGGTGACCGGCCTGGACGGCTACGTCCGCCGCCGCAAGGTCGCCCCTTCCTACGCCTACAGCGCTTGACGAACGGGGGTCCCGTGGCACTCTCCGCCGGCCAGGCCCTCGCCCAGACGCAGTCCCTGTACGAGCAGATCGGCGAGCGCCGCCGGCTGGTGTGCAAGGCCGAGGACTACTACCGCGGCAAGCAGAGCCTGCGGTTCGCGTCGGACAAGTGGGCGGAGTACCACGCGGGCCGTTACCGCGACTTCTGCGACAACTGGTGCGCGCCGGTGGCCAACAGCCCGAACGAGCGGCTGCGGGTCGACGGCTTCCGCCTGGACGACGACCCGTCGACGTCGGACGCGGAGAAGTCGCTGTGGCGTGACTGGCAGGCCAACGACATGGAGGCGCAGTCGTCGCAGGGCTTCCTCGCGTCGATCATCGCCGCCCGCTCCTACGTCATGGTGTGGGGCACGCTCGACGGTGACCCGGTGGCGACGTGGGAGCGCGCCGACCAGGTGACCGTGGCCTACGACGTCGAGCAGCCGGGCCGGCAGACCGCCGCGCTGAAGACGTGGCACGACGGGAGCACCGAGTTCGCGACGCTGTACACCGCCGACGAGGTGTGGAAGTGGCAGCGCCCGTACCTCGAGGTCACCAAGGACAAGGGCGGCCAGTCGCCGGTCTCCGACGCGTTCTTCTACACCCCGTCCGGCATCATCGTCCCGGCGATCAACGCCAAGGGCTGGGTGCCACGCGAGATCCGCGGCGAGGCGTGGCCGCTGCCGAACCCGCTGGGCGTGGTCCCGATCGTCGAGATGCCGAACCGGCCGATGCTGGGCGGCGAGCCCATGTCGGACATCCACGGCACGATGGCGATGCAGGACGCGGTCAACCTGCTGTGGGCTTACCTGTTCACCTCGGCCGACTTCGCGTCGATGCCCGCCCGGGTGGTGATGGGCCAGGAGCCGCCGAAGATCCCGATCCTCGACGAGGCGGGCAACGTCACCGGCTATCAGCAGGTGGATCTCAAGAAGCTCGCCCAGGACCGCATCATGTGGCTGACCGGCGAGAACACGAAGATCGGCCAGTGGGACGCGGCGAAGCTGGACGTGTTCACCGGCGTGATCGAGACCGCGGTGACGCACATCGCGGCGCAGACCCGCACCCCGCCGCACTACCTGGTGCTGGGCAAGGGCCTGGTCAACGTCAACGCCGAGGGCATGAAGACGGCCGAGACCGGCCTGGTGATGAAGGTCAAGGAGCTGCAGCTCTTCCTCACCCCGCCGACCCGCGGCATCTTCAGCCGGTTCGCGCTGGTGCGCAACGAGCAGGCGCTGGCCAAGGACACGCGGTTCGGCGTCGTGCAGTGGAAGGACGCCGAGAACCACTCCGAGGCCCAGCTGGTCGACGCGCTCGTGAAGCTGCAGACGATCGGCTTCCCATTCCCGTGGCTGGCCGAGCGCTACGGCCTCGGGCAGACGGAACTCCAGCGCGTCATGGCGATGCGCAAGACCGAGGCCGAGCAGAGCCCGATGGCCGAGATCGCCCGCGGCCTCGCCGACAACCGCCAGCCGGAGCCGGACGGCGCGCCCGGCTCGGTGCCGGCCCGTGTCGGCTGAGAGCGTCGCCCGCGAGCACTACCGTGGCCGTCACCGCCTGGCCGACGCGGTCGCTCGTCTCGCCGCCCAGCTGTGGCGGCGCATCGATCCGGCCAACCTCGACCATTCATGGGCGGCGGTCGCGCCGCAGCTGCTGATCGGCGTCGCCGGCGCTCAGCTCGCCGCGGCCCGGACCGCGGACGACTACCTCGACGGCGTGCTGTCCGCGCAGGATGCGAGCCCGGCCGCCGACATGGCGCTGGTGCCCGACGCGCTGGCCGGCGTGGCGTCGGACGGCCGGCCGCTGGACTCGCTGCTGGTCAACTCGGTGTTCGCGGTCAAGGCCGCGATCGGCGACGGCGCGCCGGTGGATCTGGCGATGGCGACCGGGTACGCGAACCTCGACATGCTGGTGCGCACTCAGGTCGCCGACGCGGGCCGGGCCGCCGACCAGGTGTCGCTGGTGGCGCATCGCGCCGCGGGCGGCTACGTGCGGATGGTCGTCGGCAAGACGTGCTCGCGCTGCATCGTGCTGGCGGGCCGGCACTACGAGTGGAACGCCGGTTTTCTTCGGCACCCGCGTTGCGACTGCATCCACATCCCCGCGGCGGAGTCGCTCGACAGCCTGCGCACCAACCCGCGCGCTCTCTTCGACGCGATGTCGCGGCCCGAGCAGGACAAGACGTTCACCAAGGCCGGCGCGGAGGCGATCCGCGACGGTTCGGACATCGGCCGGGTGGTCAACGCCCGCCGCGGCATGTACGAGGCCGGCGGCAAGCAGCTCACGACCGAGGCGACCACCCGCGCGGGCGTCAACCGACGCATCCGGCTCATGCCGGAGCAGATCTACCGCGAAGCCGGCGGAGACCGCGAGGAGGCCCTGCGGCTGCTCCGCGCGCACGGCTACCTGCGGCAGGCCCCAAGTCGCGTGCGTGTGCCGCAGCCGCGGCCCCCGGTGCGCGAGACGGCGCCGGTCCCCGCAGTACCGCGGTCGCTGGCCGATCGGGTGAAGGCGGGCATCACCGACCGGCGGCTGCTGTCCGGCGGACAGAACGCGAAGACGGAGCTGCTCACCCTCGCCGACGGGTCGAAGGTCGTCTTCAAGAAGGCCAGGCCCATCGAGGGCGTGTCCGCCCGGACACAGCAGGACGCCGAACAGCTGCTACCGATCGTGCTGCGCGCGGCCGGCCTGCGGGCGCCGGACATCTACCGGCCGACCGCGAACCAGCTCTACATGGAGTACTTCGAGGGCGACATCGCGAGCAAGCACCGACTTCCCGGGTCGCACCGGATCAACCCGGCCGACTTCGACGCCGACCAGGGACTCCTGCTGGGCCTGGTCGACCAGATCACCGACAACTACGACCGCAACGGCGGGAACTGGCTGATCGCCGCCGACCGTACGGTCCGGCCGATCGACCACGGCTTCGCGTTCTCGTACTACGGCAGCAGCCCGGCGCATGCGGTGCGGATGATGGTCGACCAGCCGGGTGCGGCGTTCCACGGCAGCCGGACGCCGCATATCGATGAGTGGGCCGACAACGACATGTCCCCGGCGGATCTCGCGTTGCTGAGGTCCAAGCTTGAGCGGCTGCTGCCGGAGTTCCGGCGCCTGGGCCGCGAGGACTGGCACGCGAAGATGCTGATCCGCCTGGAGCAGATCGAACGGCACGCCCGCGGCTCGAAGCGGAGGATCCGGTGAGGGCGTCGGCGCTGGACTACATCGAGGTGCGCACCGGCGACGTCCTGGACACGGTCACCCTCGACGGCGACCGCCTGGTCTACGCGACCGGCGCCGCCGAGCAGATGTTCTCCGACTGGCGCGACCGCTTCGGCTGGGGCGCCGCCGAGACCTACGACCGGCTGACCGCCTGGTCCAACGGCTACGTGGCCCTGCAGCCGCACTAGACCGCCTGGGCCGCCGGGACGATCACGGTGATCACCCAGAGCAGCAGGCCGAGCGCGACGAGGTTGATGCGGGTCGCGACGGCGGCCGCGGCGAGGCCGAAGCACACGGCTGCGGCGATGAGTAGAAGCAGGATCACGACTTCCATGCGCCCGCGTGTACCCATCCGCGGGCCCGCACGAAACAAGGCCTCCCGGCGCGCAAGGCCTCGGGACTGACCCCGCAACGGAGTCACCATGTCCGACCAGGACGATCCCATCATCGAGACCGACGTCGACACGGATCCGGTCGACGACACCGATGACGGGGCGACCGACGACGGCGCCGACAAGCTCGGCGACGCCGGCAAGCAGGCCCTCGACCGGATGAAGGTCCGGCTGCGTGAAGAGCGGACGGCGCGCAAAGCGCTAGAAGTCAAGCTCGCGGCGAAGACCCCGGCCAAGGACGACGACGCCCCGGATCCGGCCGAACTGAAGAAGCAGGCGCAGGCCGAGGCTCGGGCCGAGGTGCTCGTGGACCGGGCGCTCGACAAGGTCGAGGCCCGGGCGGCGAAGTTGTTCGCCGATCCGGAGGACGCCCGCGCGCTGCTGGCCGGGCAGGTCGACGACTTCATCGACGACGGCAAGGTAGACGTCGATGCGGTCGACGAGGCACTGAAGGAACTACTCACCAAGAAGCCCCACCTCGCGGCCGCAACGGCCAAGCGGTTCCAGGGCGGAGCGGACGGCGGTGCCCGCAAGGGGTCCGGGGTCTCGCAACTCACCGAGCAAGACCTCAACCGAATGAAGCCTGAGCAGATCGTGAAGGCCCGCGAAGAGGGCCGCTTCAACGACCTGCTCGGGGCAAGCTGACCCGAGAGGCAGACATGGCCATCACCAGGTTCCGGCCTGAGATCTGGTCTGCGGAACTCCTCGTCGCGCTTCGCAAGAAGCTGGTCTACGCCGGTCCCGGCGTGGTCAATCGCGACTACGAGGGCGAGATCGCGCAGGCCGGTGACACCGTCCGAATCACCTCCATCTCCGACCCGACGATCGGCACGTACTCGGCGAACGTCACCGTGGTGACGCCCGAGGAACTGACCGACGCGCAGCGGACCCTGACCATCGACCAGGCGAAGTACTTCGCGTTCTTCGTCGACGACGTCGACCAGCGCCAGGCCAAGGGCAACGTCATGCCCGAGGCGATGCGGCGCGCGGCCTACAAGCTCGCCGACCAGGCCGACCAGTTCGTGGCCGCGCTCTACACCGGCGCGCAGACCGCGAACGCGCTCGGCACCGTCGCAGTGACTACCGCGGCGATCGCCGAGGCGCAGATCATCGCGCTGAAGGTGAAGCTCGACGAGGCGAACGTGCCGCAGGAGGGCCGGTTCGTCACCGTCCCGCCGTGGTACCACGCCCTGCTGCTGGCCTCCGACCACTTCGTGCGGCTGGACGCCTCCGGCACGACCGACGCGCTGCGCAACGGCACGGTGATGCGGGGCTTCGGCTTCGACATCCTCGTCACCAACAACGCGCCGCTGGTGACCGGCGACGACTACGCCGTGATGGCGGGCGTCGACTCGGCGATCTCCTTCGCCGAGCAGATCAACCAGGTCGAGGCGTACCGGCCCGAGGCCAAGTTCGCCGACGCCGTCAAGGGCCTGTACCTCTACGGCGCCAAGCTGGTCCGGCCCGACTCCATCGCCACGCTCGTCGCGAGCAAGACCTGAGAAGGAGCTGACCTGACATGGCTCGCGTTGCGCTGCCTTACAGCAACCTCACGCCGAACGCCGACATCCTCGACCCGACCGGGGTCGCGACGGTGGCGGGCGCCGGCAACGGACTCCAGGTCCCGGACATCTCGCCGAACCGGCGCCAGTCACTGCCGGAGCTGACGCTCCTGCGGGTGGCGAACGCCTCCGGCGGTTCGGGCACTATCTCGGTGCTGCCCAGCACCAACCCGCCGAACGTGGCGGGCGGGCTGGGTGCCCTCACAACGACCGTGGCGAACTCCACGACCCGCTGGATCGGGCCGTTCGAGTCCAACCGGTTCATCCAGTCGGACGGCTCGCTGATCCTCGAGTCCAGCGTGGTCATGACCGTCACGGCGTTCAAGGTCCCGCGGAACACGTGATGACCGAGACGGGATTCTTCCGCGGCGCGGGCGGGTCCGTCTTCCAGCTGGACCTGCCCCTCTCGGAGGTCATGCAGGACCAGGCCACCCGCGGCCAGCTGGTCCGGGTGAACGAGGACGGCTCGCCGTTCGAGGCCGAGGCGCCGAAGCGGCCGGCCGACAGTGCGGGCAAGCCCGCGTGGGTCGGCTACGCGGTCTCGCGTGGCGCCTCCGTCGACGACGCGGACGCGATGACGAAGAACGACCTCATCGAGAAGTACGGCAAGTGAGGACGGGGGCGAGCTTCCATGGCTGACCAGATCGTGACGCCGGCGGAGCTCGCCACCTTCCTGCAACTCGGCGCGTTCGCCTCGCTGACCGCGGACCAGCAGGCGACGCTGACCATGCTGGCCAACCTGGCCACCGCGAAGGTTCAGGCCGCGGCCGGCCAGCGCATCGTGGACGCCACCGACACCGCGGTCATCGACGTCGAGGTCTGCGACTTCGACGAGTACCTTCCGCTGCCGCAGCTTCCGGTGCGCTCGGTCGCGACGGTGACGCTGAACGGCACGGTCATCTCCGACTGGTTCGTCCGCAAGCAGCAGCTCTGGCGGCTACTGGGCTGGAGCTGGAACACCCTCGCACCGTCGCAGGTGAAGGTGCTGTACACCCACGGGTATCTCGACGGCGCGGCGGGCCTCGAGCTGGCGCGGGGCTTTGCGTTCGCGCTGGGCGCCGCAGGCTGGGGCAACCCCGGCGGCGCGACGTCCGAGGCGATCGACGACTACAAGGTGACCTACGCCGAGGCCGACGCCCGGATGCAGGTCACGGACAGCATGCGCGACCAGCTTCAGGCCGCCTACGGCACCGCCGCGTACGTCGTCGGCTCGCGGAACTGACGGGGGCGACGATGGCATTCCCCGCCGGGCTGACCCTGGTCACCGTCCACGGCCGCTTCGACCTCCCACCTTCCGGCGGCGCCGCGGGCTCCGTACGGTTCACCTCCCGGACGGCCCTGACCGGACCGACCGACAACAGCATCGTGCCGCCGTTCAGCCGGTCCGCCGACCTGGACGTCAACGGCGAGTTCACCCTGCAGCTCCCGGCGACGAACGATCCGCAGTGGGCGCCGTCCGGCTGGGCGTACGCGGTACAGGTGAGCATCGGCGCCGCGACCATCCGTGGCACCCTGCAGCTCGACTACCTCGCGCCCACGGTCGAGCTGGCCGATCTCATCCAGGTCGACGGCGCCGCGGTGCCCGGCACGACGTACGCGACCCTGGCCCAGCTGGCTGTGGTCTCGACGGACCTCGACGCGGCCGA